CCTATCTCCAACCAGTGATAAACTGCCCACCGGCTACCGATGGGAGCATATGAGTATTTAGGACGCCTGATCTTCTTTCTTTGGTTCCACATAGAATGTTTCATCTTGTACTACGACCATACCACATTTAGCCAATTTTTCTGCTACCTCTTCCTTGTCGTCGTCACCGCAGCGATCTATCAGCAGCTTGATGAAGGCAAGGAGACAGTCTGAGTCGTTTCCGAAGTTTTCCTGGGTGGAGAACTGGGTCTTGTCTACATCTTGTTTCAGCCGGCGTATAGCTGCTATCTCCGTGTTGAAATTGTGCTTGGCATCGTGACGCAGATCATAACCCTGCTTTTTTCATTTCACTTCTCATGTCGAGGAGAAGAGTTTCTACGACATCTGTCAACACATACGTTAAGTTGAGAGTCGTATTAAGATCTGTTGTTCCTATTAGCATGATTTATGTGTTATAACATTAAACATTTCTTTTGCTATCTGACGTGTAAAACTTATCAAGATTCTCCTTTTGCTTGACAAACTTTCTTTGACATAGCATTTCAGATATACTGTTGGAAAGCTCCAAAGCCTTTATAGCTTCTTCATCGCCATCTTTAGCTCTTGATTCAAGTTCAGCACGATATTCCTCATAAAACAAGCCATTCGTCGGCTTGGCTTCTTCTGCATTGTGAGCTTTATGTTCGTTATATGACTGATTATCAGCAGTAGAGCAACGCTCTTTATTGTATTCCTTAAACCAGCTCATAATAACTTGACCGTCAATGCGATTATATATCTTGCCATACTTCATCTTCATAGCATTTTTAAAGCACAACTTGATATCGTCCAGTTTCATGTATGCATATTCCTCAATAATCAGATCTACGGTCATTGCAACTTGGACATCAGACATCGTTTCTGCTGCATTGAAGAATTCTAATGCGTCAGCTAGTAGATATACTACTGCTGCACGAGCTTTTGTCTCTCCAAGATTCTTAATTATAGTCCCAATCAAAGGTTCATGGGAAAGAAATACGTCTTCAATCCTTCTTGGATTCAGCGCCTTGCAGTATTGCTCCGGCGAGTTGCTTAAGGCGGCTAACTGACTCCCTTCTTGTTGTCGCAGTATCAGCTCGTTTTCCATTATAATTTCCCTCCAGTATCTTTGTATAATTAGCTTGTTTAAATATCCAATCAAAATCACATTTCCAGTTGTGGTCATTGCCCCCGAGAAGAAAAGAACTTTGAAGCACAAGGTTAAATACAGTTCTAATGCTTTCTTTGCCGTATTGGGCTATACGTGCTTTTACTGCTTTCTTCCGTGTTTCGGTCATTGATTTTATAGCCGGAAGCTTATCTCTAAACAAGCTATTATACCAATTCATCAAACCTACCCAATCAATTTTTTGGGAGTGGGACAAAGAAAGCTCGTCTTTCTTTTCTTCTCCGTTAGGAGAAGTTTCTTTATTATTTTCCTTTTCTTTTCTTTTCTTTCTATTTACTTTTACTTTACTTTTACTTTGTTCATTATCGCTATGATTAATTGAATTATTTGTGCAATTAATTGAATTGTTTGCACAATTAATTAAATATTCGGGGATAATAGTCGTTTCTTTACGTTGATAAGTAGCAAGAAGAAATCTCTTTTGAATGCCAGAAGATGTGAGTATTTTATATTTCTCATAAAGTTCCTGATCGAAAAAACCAACCTGTAATGATTTTATCAAAACTTCTTTTACTGCGCCCTCGGAAACCCCAACTGTGTCAGCAATAACAAAAGGCAAATCTTTGTCCCACAAAATGTAATACCCTTCATCCTTGTAGATATTACACAGCAGGCAAATAAGTATAGAAGTAGATTGAGACCCACAGGCCCGTGATATCTTTCTTATCTTAACATCTGTAAAGAAACCAACATCCATAGGGAAATAATCTATTCCCTGCTTTGTAGGTCTTCCAGCCATAATATGTTTAATTAATACGCATGAATACAATTTCTCTTACTATCAGCGACAAAACGCCGTTTGAGTATAAAACAGTAGGCAACACGTGGATTTCCCTTGGCTGTGGGAACAATAGTTCCATTATTGCATTTTGCGCAAGTATCTGGGCGGATAACTTGCTTGTCTGATTTCTTTTTCATGATTAATATTGTTGTAGGGCTACTGGTAGGTAGCCCCGTTGGTTATGATGCTAAAAACACAGGTGGATAGTTCCTCTTTTGATATTGGTTTCTCAAATAGCTAATTAAATTGTCGAAACTGGTTATAAAGCCTTCATTTATTAAATCTGCAACCTTCTTCTCAAGCTGACATAATTCACGTTGTTTCTTTTCATCTCCGAATTTATTGCGAAGCATTTTTTCATGTTGATTAAATACAACCCAGTTCAATGCTTCTCCAATTTTTTGCATGGCTTTAGGCATGAAGTCTTTTGGAACTATCTTCATTATAGCGGAGCTTAATTCTCTATAGGCATCTCCGGCTTCATTACGGTAGCGGATCATTTCGTCGTAAACAAACTTAATCACATCATATTTAAATGATGGATTTATCCACATAGCAAAATCTATAAAAAGAATTGGGTGCATCCATGTACCACCGTTTTTTCCTCTTGAACTCAAATAGGCGGAATTCCGGCTATTAAGATTTTCACGTTCTACAATGGTATTTATCAGTTCATTTGAATGATTGATTCTCAAAATAATGTTTGAGTTCTTTCTTCATCCCACTTTTTTCATTCCACCGCTTTAGTAGCTCGGTAGCATTAAAGAAACCGTCTTTCGTCCGTTGAGTTACTTTAAAATCTCCCATCGGACGAACCATAATTTGATTTGTCTTCATATAATTAAATTTTTAGATTTTACTTTGGTAGAAAAACTTCTCTCCCTTTTTGCGGAAAGTGAGGTAGCCCACATATAGGCTACCAAGCACGATTAATATTTCAATCATGGCTATTATCTTTTAATTATCCCTGTTCTTCTATATTCTTCCCATTTATCGTACTGTTTCGTTTTAACGAGATAATGGAAACATGAACACTTTAGCTCTACTTCCTGTCGCTCGATTATTCTAGTCCATCGGAGCGTTTCCCTTGTTCGTTCAAGCTCTTTTTCAAGAGCCGCTATTCTTCGTTTGTCTGCTGCGCTTGACTTGGCTACTTTGGGTAGTACTTCGGCTGTCTTGTGGAATACTTCACGATACACATCGAATACAGGACGAACCTTGCGGGCGATGAAGTATTCAAGGCAGGAGACGGAGAGATAGTAGTCAATCTTATTTTGCCCGCCTCTCGTTCGCTCACCATTTTGGGCGAGCGGCTGATAATCAACGCCTTCTATGAAATTTTCTTTTAAAGCTCGTACAGCCTTGTCTTTTGCTGAATAGCACAACATCCAGCAACTATCAAGGTTTACAGGATAGGTTATTTCCATTTTGGAAATAGCCAGAATAGTTTTGAAATAACGTTTGATTTCTTCGGTTGAAGAAGATAATGATAAGATGCACGTGTCGTGTGCAGACGTGAGTCTACAATTTACTATACTTCGATTGCTACTCAATTTCATCAGGTTTGGCATTCTGTGAATGAAATTTGAGTTATTAAAAATAAGAAAGGCTATCGCCTCTCCAAGTCGCCAAACCTGATACACATTATTGGAATGAGTATCCACGAGAGAACAATAGCCTTATATCTTTGTGGTATAAGTGTCTAATGGACATAAAAAAGCCCATTCCAAATAAATATGTTAATGCAGGTTTGGCGTACTTGCACCACAAAGATACACTCAAATTTCAAAATACCAAATGAAAATCTTATTTTTCTGCTAAGTAACCATTCACAACTTCTATAAACTCCTCCAAAGACCGGCAGACAACATATTTATATCCGTCCTTTACTATCTTGGCTTCCCATTCCTTTTGAGAGTCGCTTTGAGCACCTTTCTTTGTTTTGGTTTCAATTAGGAGTGCCCCATATTGGTGATTACTCTTTAACAGAATCAAGTCAGCGACTCCGGCAAGTACACCCTCAGCTTTCAGCTTGGCACCCGTAACAGCGTCTCTTCTTCCGCCATTGGGAACTGCGAATAGGTTGTGCCGCATAGATGGGTATTGCATCCGGAACCACTCAACCATCGTTACCTGGAGTTTATGTTCTTCATCCTTCGGTTTCTTGCGGATATTCTTACCGCAGTACTGGGCTTTCATTTCTTCGAATGTCATATCAACCTTTCTCCTTACTCCTTTGGAGTTTCTTTCTAGTTTTACGAATCATATCTTCATCTCTCAAATTGTACCCTCTAATGAGGATTTCTGACGTTTTCAAGCACCGGACTATCGTCTGGTATTCTTGCTTGGTGATTGTTATTTTCATGTGGAGACGGGGCGATTCGAACACCCAATCAAGGACTAAATCCTTTTGCGCTACTTCTAAGGTTAATTACTCCTTATATCTCACGTACCGTACTTTCTACCATGTGCACCTCTCGAAAGTCAAAAGCACTCCACTGCGCATCTCCATGTTCGCCCGCCAATCTTCACAGACAAGCAGGCTGGGGTAAAAAGGTTAACAAAGCTATCTCAATAGCTCACTCTTGCGGATTATAGCCCTACCAGTGACGATAGTATTCTCCGTATTGTGAGATAATGTACTTTGCTTAATTCCTATCTGATCTTCGGACAAATGACGAAATATACCCGTTACCGAACTGAAATAATAGTTCCGCTTCTCGAAGATCAGGTAGATATGGATTACTTTAGTTCTACGCATTTCGCATAACTTTTATTTCAAAACTTCCAAATAGCTGTTATTTGGAATTATACAAATTCTTTGTTTCTTTCAATCTCTATACTTCCATATAAAGCCTTTACAGCTTTTGGTTATTTTTGATAAACACGAACAAATTCTTCCGGTTGAAGTGTTATAGAATTTTGCTGCATCTGTAATCCGTTCCCATTCTCTCATAAATATGCCGTTTTTATCATATTGCAAAATGGCTTTCTCTCTTAATGAAACAGGTTTCACTTGGCATAACTCATATCTCCATATATAACCGTTACTTTGTTTGTATTTTCCTCTACAACAAGCTGATATACTACCACAATTCGTAATAGAGTATTCCCTGCAAGCATCTGACATACAATCCCATTCTCTAATAAACTCTCCATTAAGAGAATATTGAAATACTTTACGATGTTTATTCGCTTCAATTCCAATCTTTCCATTTAGTTTATCACGAATGGATTGCAATCTTCGCTTATGGGAAATATTATTAAATAGATTTTCCCTTTGAGTTACCCATCTTAAGTTTTCAACCCTATTATCTGTCGTAATAGTGTTAATGTGATCTATATTAGGCTTCCCAAAAGGGTTTTGGATAAAAGCTTCTGCTACCAGTCTATGAACTAATTTCTGTTTACCCTTTAATGATACGACATAGTAACCAGTAGACTTTAAAACAAGTTTCAGATTACGCACTCCATTGTCTCCAGTTGATAGCGTTTTTCCGTAAAAATGTAAAGCCCTCACATTGCCTTTATTACTAACTTGATACCAATTCTCATATCCAACAATGTCTTTCCAAATTTCTTCCATATCTTAAAATATTAAAGATAGCTTTTCATCCTTCCAACTTCAATTTCCATCAGTTGTATTAGTCGTTCCTCGTTTGGGGCAGGGAGATATACAGAAAAAGCTTCATTCATTACAGACCAATTTCTCCATCTTTCTATAGATAGCGACATTTCTCTCGTGTCAAGCTCGTAAGTATGCCTTATGTATCTCACTTTCTCACCGGCTATTTCTTTATCTACAAAATAAATGTCCTTGTTTATTTCCTTATATATTGACTCTGCTTCATCATTTGTATATCCTGTTTGCGTAGCCCAGTATCCAATAAGAAGCCATAAATAAGAATTTTGATTCAGGCTTCTTTTAGGCTTCTTTTCTGTTAATTCTACTATTTTCCCGTTTTTAACAAGCAAAGCGGAACGAGATTTAAACTGTTCCGCTTGTAATGGATTAGAAAGATCGTACAACATGATTTATAATTTACTGTAAATCATTATTAGCCATGATATTATCATATAGATTCCTGATATGATATATCTGTCATCACGCTTTCCTCTAAAATTTATCAGAATAGCTATCGCCAACACTGATAAGGCACATAACCGCATTGCTAACATAGGTCAAAAAGGAAGGTCGTCATCAGGTGAAACACTGGGAGCTGAATCAACCTGTTCCATACTTGGAGCACTTGGTTGTGGATTATAAGTTTGCAAGTCACCCAAGAAGTAATTTACCCCATCTTTTCTTTCTTCCTTTTTAGGAGAACAGGATACATAGTGTGTGTAAGTGTTACTTCCAAATGTAGCAGGTTCCTTACGCTCTCCTACCCATATATTCAGGAAAATACGCTCTTTACCATCTTTACACATTACTTTTTTCATCTGCTCACGGGGAATATCCGAGAGGCAGATGCTACCAAATAAACTACTCATATTACTTACTTTTTAAATGTTATACTATACGATGTTGTACTTTGTTTACATGGAGGATTTAAGGTAAAAACTTCTCCACTATCTTCGTCAATTTCAGTTTTAGGCTTAGAAATTGCTTTTAAAAAAGTCTCCCTGTCTTTACATTGCTGGTTTATTTCTTCCCTCTGTTTAATAAGACGATTATATACAGGATCATTGCAAATGGAAAAATCATATGTAACACCAGTTTCCTTTATTTGGATTACTGCACCTAAATAGCCGGGAGACTCACCTTTCCCATATTTCTCGCATTCTTGTATTACTGCATCTTTTATGTTTTCATCCTTTAAAAACGTATTTACTGTTTCAGAAATACTTTTCATCTGAACCACTGCATCAATCGGATTTATACCACCATCAATAACTTTGGAAATAAAAGCATTAGCCATTTCTTTCTGTTCCGTCTTGGAAGATGGGATTCTGTTGATTATTAGTTTATTATTCATTGCAGATTATGATTTACTTTATATTGATAATAATTTTCGGAAATCTTATTTATGTCATCATTCGTACATCTATAATTCTTCTCTATCAAATTAATTATAGAAAAACGTTGTTTATTTTCTCTTGCAAAAGATTCATTCCTATAAATCCATTTCATCAAATCTTCTCTTCCGAGAAGAGAAGCGTTTAAAACTTTGCGATTATCATTTTCTATTTGTGATTTATTATACTTGGTAGAATCATTATCCCAATACACATCAGCAGCCATACCCAAAGCCTTGCAAGAAACAGATATAGCGTCAGTTAAAGCCATTTTATAACATTCGTCTGACGTATATGCTCCATTCTTTTCGTTAGCAACAAATGAAGCTCCTCCAACCCCCTGTATTCCTTCACTCCACTCCCCATTATATTTGACGAAAAGGTTGATATGCACAAAGCTTGATATTTCTCCATTTGCACCTTGTTCATTCCACATTTTTATAATCTCATAACGCCAACCAAATCCGCAGGGGCCAAACTGTTCCGTTAGAGTTTTAATTCTCCACATAGGATTGATATCTGTCTTTCCTTTTAAACGACCTGCTGAAATTGTTTTTTTAGCATTGTCTGGAACCTGCCTTATCTTATCGTAAAGTTCAAGACAATTATCATTCCATTCCTTCATATCATATATTATTTAAAGTGGTTAAAATAGTTCCCGGATACCGAACCAACGGACACCGGGATTAAATCAAGATAATTTGCGGATAACTTCACCGCCATATGAATTTCTGGTTAGTTCTATAAACTCATAGACGGTAAACTTATCATTATCTACATCTATACCTTTATCCCTACAAAAAGACTCTCTTCCAGCTTTACAGCTCCCAGTAAGTACATGATGCCATATAAATAATTCCTTAGCAGAGTACTTCTTTGAAAAGTCAGAAAAATGATCTTTAAACTTATCAATTCTTTCCTCTTCTGTACTATCATCATAAAGTTTTTCTTGCAAAGATTCAAATGCCTCGTGTAGAGTATTACCATGAGAAAACTGATCATTCCCTTTTACTATAAAACAAGGAGTAAGAGATAAGTCGGACTGGAGGATAAATCCTTTTGCGATGTTACCTTTTACATTTGTAATTATAGTAGGTATATTATCTACTATAGAAATAGTATTCCCATTTACAGATTTTATGCCATAGCCATCGCCATAGCCAGAGCCAGAGCCATCGCCATAGCCAGAGCCAGAGCCATCGCCAGAGCCATAGCCATAGCCAGAGCTAATACTCAGAAACTGTTTTATTCTATCTTCCATCACCTTGCCCATACTGAAACACTTTCGATAGATTTAACAGATTTATCTGAGCACGGAATAATCTCAATTGCATCCAAAATTTCTATCTCTGGAACCGTAACAGTGAATTTACATTCACTTGGATTAGTCGTACCATTAACCGCTAATTGCGATATGCTAGCAGCACCATCCCAATACCATAATCTACGACAATTTTCGAGCTTAACTTCTCTACCATTTCTTTCTACTAACTCTCCAAAAAATACACCGGAACGATCTCCTCTTACAATTACTTTCTTTTTCATGATTATATATTATTAAAGTGGTTAATCAAAAAGCCCCGGACAGCAAAGCCATACGGGGATAATTCAAAACTTAAATAGCGGACTGGATACCGCACGGAGTCCTTTACTCCGGGATTATAGTTAAACAATAGATTATTTTCGTTTTTGAAGGCATTTCAATATATTACCATTTTCTATAGCCTTCATTATTTCACATCGCTTATAATAAATGTATCCTTTGGGCTTGGTAATTATATTACCTTCTTCATCTGTTACAACTTCGATTCCAAACTGATAAGGAGATATAAATCCTCTCTCTTCCAAATTTTCAAGAACCATTCGACCACCTGCGTATTTTTCAGCTTTTGACTTTGGTACTACTATAGATGGATTGTTTAGAAAATCATCCCTCCATTTTTCAAAAGCTTCAATTCCCACTTTTAGGCCTTGATCTATAGCGTATTGTACAACAGCATCCATAATTTAATAGTTTCTGACAACCTGAATATATCCGGCTTCTTTATTGTTCACCACTTTATATAAAAATTGTCTCTTTTCAATAATTCTCTCTTCTCTAGCTTTTCTATTCAGTTCGATAGTGATTCTACGTATTTTTAATAACATTTCATCGCTATGACCAAATTTAATAGCGTCTTCTTTCTTTAGAAGTTTTTCTTCTATACGTATCCTTTCCTTGCTTTTATCAAATCCTTTTTTTCCTTTTATTCCTTTCATAATACAAATATTTAAATATTAATTTGTGGACAATAAAGGAATCGAACCTCTTTTTCACCCGTGAGAGTACGTTCTAACCATTAAACTAATTGCCCGTTTGCCTGTATCACTTTAGATACAGGGCTTTACATTGAAATACAACAGATATCAATATTCTCACGAACGACGATATCTCCTTAAAGTATATTTTTATTATTTTCATTTTTCCATTTAAAAAGGGATGCACTATCTTCACAGACAATATACCCCGAACACACAAACACAAAATAAAAACACGACAAAACAAAAAGTTTTAAGTAGCTAATTACTCTTCTCTCTCTAGTCTCTTTTTGTTTTTCTCTATGCACACTTGACACAATGCAAATGCGACAAAAGAAAGCCAAAAAACAACATTAAATTCATTTGCGAACAATATCGTCATGGCAAGAGATATTATCCAAATAATAAATAATGGTATACGTTTCATATTATATATGTATTAGTTAGTGCCCGCACCTTGATCCGATCAAGACTCACGCAAACAGTGCAACTGTTCGTGCGGGCTATATATTAACTTACTCACGTTGCTTCCTTCCGCTCATATCATCGCTGGTTGGCTATTACGCTATACTTCGCATCGGCTATACTGCTTATCTGCGCAGGCTACTTTAACGTGCCCTGAACACGACTTCATTTTTGAGGGTTAAGCCTCCCATCCCGAATTAGGATTCATCGGTTTACCGTTGTGCCCTGAAAGCGTTTCGCTCGCTTCTTTCGTAGATTCTAACCTAACAGAGCCACTTGTTTACTTATCAAACTTAAAACGTAAATTATCACATCCTTTTGGGACTTATTGATGGCAGTCAATTGTTGAGCTGTCACTTCATCTACTACTGCCAATTTTCTTATATACTTTCGAGTGAAAGCTAACCCCTCTTTTATCTCTTCTGTACTCATAATCATCTCCAAGAACTATCATAATTGACATATTTATCAGCAAAGAATGCTTTCAACACATTTCCCTGTTTTGGTTCAATCGTTCTCGGATTCAATGATGCTACATATTCATCCATTTTGAGGCGAGCGTCCACCCAAGAAGTACGCAAGGCAGATTTCAGAGAATAACCATATTGGCGTACATACAACCAAGCTCTCTGCATGATGGCTTTCATGTTATATTTACCATTTCTTACTAAAGCGTAATCTCTATTTTTCATTGTCTTACCTATTTTTGATTATTACTATTGTTTCTGCCAAATTTTATGCTTTTATTTGTATAAAATTCATTTGTGTTGCAAATATAGTAGATAAAATATCAACCACAAAACAAAGGTTGATGTTTTATCTACCCAAAACATTATTTAACTATTAGACCGAACTATACATTATTATATAGAATCATGGAAATAAAAGAATTTATCAAAGAAGTGATAGGAGATATCACAGATGCTGTTATCGAAATTAATAGCGAGAAATGTAATAGTGGGGCGATTGTTTGCCCTTCTAGATTTTCTAATAGAGGAGAAATATATTCCATTACAGAAGATGGGAAAATGGTAAGAAACGTAGATTTCAATCTAAGCGTAGTTGTTTCTGGAAAGAATGAAGCTAATGCAGGTTTAAAAATTAGTATTGCAAGAGTTGGAATTGGCAATGAAACTACCAATTCCACTACAAGTACAATAAGCTTTTCTATTCCGGTCGCTTTTCCTCTTGAGAAGTAACCCAATCGTAAAAAACTTGCGCAAAGTCTAAAGGGTTGCCCATCATATGTTGAGCCTCGTAAACGTAAACTGCGTACTTTAAACAACTCATTCTGATTTGTTCATCAGAATTGCATAGATCGAGAGATAGGTTTAATTTTTCATTCATAGTTCTTTGATCTTAGTTCTTTGGTAATTTTATAATTATATCAGCAATGATAACAGAAAAAGCCAATATAGCGGAAGCAAATCCTACAATGCAGCATGCCCAACCTAATTTATCGTTTTTAGAAGGAAAAAATTTATTCATATATAATTGTTATTTTTTATGATTACAGAAACAAGTAAGGAATTAGAGATAGAGAAATACAATTTTTTTCGCTCTTTGGTGACTGTACAAGCGGCATTTGTGGCGGTGGTCTTCGGCCTCTCATCGGACACGATTCGCACAGAGGTGTATCTTCGTGCCGCAGCAATATCAACTCTGTTATCCATTTTCTTCGGATGTATTTGCCTATATGAGAGGACAAATACCTGCAATCGGATTTTAAACAAAATTCAGAAGGGACAAATAGATAGCATTTACCATAATGGCCATTTAGCCATCGATAGGCTATCAATCTTCTCCTTATGTGAGTGGCTATTCTATTTATCTTCCGCTTCAATTTTGATTTCATTGCTGCTATACGTTTGTTATTAATTGAAAATAAAAATATCCGCAATAGGTTGCAGCTACTACGGATACCATATATTAAACCTCTTGTGAGGAAAGTTTAACCACTTTGTCTCTGTAACATCTGCAACTTGTTACGATGCAAATATAGTAGATATATTATCAACCAACAAATAAAAAATCATCATCATGGAAGAAAAAGACAAATTACGTTCTCAACGCTTTGTGGAAGTTATTGAAGAGTTGCAAATCAGCAATCAAGAGCTTAAAGATAAGTT